AAGAAAAAAGAAGAAGCTAAATTACCAGAACCAACAGGCTGGAGACTTTTAATTTTACCTCATTCGGGTAAAGGCAAAACCAAAGGCGGTATTATTTTATCTGATAAAACAGTACAAGAAACACAAATTGCAGCTAATGTTGGGCTTGTATTAAGAGTAGGACCAGATGCGTATAATGACCCGAGTCGTTTTCCAAATGGTGCTTGGTGCAAGAAAAATGATTGGGTAATATTTGCCAAATACGCAGGTTCACGTCTTAATATTGAAGGCGGCAAACTACGCTTACTAAATGATGATGAAATTTTAGGTGTTGTTGACGACCCCGAAAGTATCTTATCGCCAGTAACACATTAACATGGAGAGGAACCCATGCCCGAAGCACAAGAAGCAGCAATAAAAGACGACAACATTATGGTTGACCTAGATACAACTGGGAAATCTGTTGATGTTGAGTTAGATGATTCTAAAGCTAATACAAAAGAGGTTGAAACAAAAGATCAACCTATTGTAGAAGTTAAAGAAGAAAAAAAAGATGAACGCGAAGAGTATAGTGAAGGTGTCAAAAAACGTATTGACAGATTAACGTATAAAATTCGTGAGTCAGAACGAAGAGAAAAAGAAGCTCTTAGTTTTGCAGAACAAATAAAAAAAGAACGTGATGATTTACAAACAAAGTTTACAAAACTTGATGATGGTTATGTCAATGAGTTTTCAACTCGTGTAAAATCAGAACTAGAATCAGCAAAAGCTTCGTTAAAACAAGCTGTATCTGCTGGTGATGTCGATGCACAAGTAAATGCAAATCAAGCTCTAGCAAGACTAGCTATTGAGCAAGAACGTATAAATGCTACGGAAGAGCAAAGAAAATTATACGAAAAAGCTCAAGAAAATGCTGGACAGACAATTCAACAACCTGTACAAAGTAATGTACAACAACCACAAGCTGCTCCACCGGACCCAAAAGCGGAAGCATGGGCGGAAAAAAATGAGTGGTTTGGTAAAGATGAAGCTATGACATACGCTTCGTTTGGTATTCACAAGAAACTTGTGGAAGAAGAAGGATTCAATCCATCTTCTGATGAATACTACGAAGAGATTGACAGAAGACTTCGAACTGAGTTTCCCCAAAAGTTTAACGATGGGGGAGAAGTCCAAGGAAGCAAACAACCCGTCCAAACAGTTGCTTCTGCTACAAGGACCACAAGAACTGGACGCAAAACAGTGAGACTCACGCCATCTCAAGTAGCGATTGCTAAAAAATTAGGTGTGCCACTAGAAGAATATGCGAAATACGTGAAGGAGTAGGCATATGAATAAAATTGATGAAAATAAGACTCCACGCGCTGCCTTATCCCGCGAGAAAACGACTCGTAGGAAACCATGGGCACCCCCGTCATCCCTAGACGCACCTCCTGCACCCGATGGGTACAAATATAGGTGGATACGCGCTGAAACTTTAGGGCAATCAGATAATAAAAATTTGAATGCTCGATTAAGAGAAGGTTTTGAACTCGTAAGAGCCGATTCCGACGATGGTCAGTATCCGACAATACAGGAAGGGAAATACCAAGGTGTTATAGGCGTTGGTGGTTTATTACTGGCTAAAATTCCGGTAGAAATCGTTGAAGAGCGAATGGCTTACTTTAAACAGCAAGTTCTGGATAAAGAAGAAGCGGTCGCAAATGATTTACTAAAGGAACAACACCCCAGTATGCCAGTCTCTAAACCAGACAGGCAATCTCGTGTAACCTTCGGTGGCAACAAAAAGAACTAATTTTCTAGCTCTTTTGTCCATCGAACTAAAAAAACTTAACCCTTTAAAAAAAGGACACAACGATGGCAAATAAAGACGCAGCTTTTGGGTTTAGACCCGCAAGGCATCTTACAGGCGGTCTAATTAGAACAAACGAATACGCGATAGCTAACAACTACGGTACTGCGATCTATCATGGTCAAGCAGTAAAAGCTGTTGCAGCAGGTGGCATTGAGTCATGCGCTGCTGGCGAAGTAGTTTTAGGTATTTTCGCCGGATGTTTTTTTACAGACCCAACTACAAGTAAGCCAACTTTTAGTAACTATTATCCAGCGAGCACAGCCGCTGCTGATATAGTGGCTTATGTATACGACGATCCAAGAATCGTCTTCGAAGTCCAACACGATGGTACTGGCACAGCAGCTATGAACTTTAGTGGTTTTGATTTAGTAGGAACGGGTGGAAGCACTCTTTCTGGAAGATCTACACAAGAGTTAGATACTTCTACTAGTACAACTTCTGGACAATTTAAACAAATCGGTATATCCAAGGATCCAAACAACAGCGATACAAGTGCAGCAAATGCTAACGCATATGTAGTACCTAACGTTGGCGAGCATACTTGGTTACTAACCACTGCAATATAATAGGAGAGTTTAATGCCAATATCTAGATCACAACTGGTAAAAGAGCTTGAACCGGGCCTAAATGCTTTGTTCGGGTTAGAATATGCCAGATATGAAAATCAGCATGAACAGATTTTCGATACAGAAACTTCTGATCGTGCATTCGAAGAAGAAGTAATGCTATCCGGTTTCGGTACAGCGCAAGTAAAACCAGAAGGCACAGGCGTAAATTACGACGATGCTACTGAGTCTTTCACTGCGAGATACACTCACGAAACTATAGCACTAGCTTTCGCGATTACTGAGGAAGCTGTAGAGGATAACCTTTACGACACAATCAGTTCTCGTTACACAAAAGCACTAGCTCGTTCAATGGCTAACGCTAAACAAGTAAAAGGTGCGAACGTATTAAACAATGCGTTTGACTCATCTTTCACTGGTGGAGACGGCGTAGAATTATGTTCTACTGCTCACCCATCAACTGGCGGTAACATTTCAAACGAACTAGCAACTGCTGCTGACCTAAATGAAACATCTTTAGAGCAAGCACTGATTGACATTGCTGGGTTAACTGACGATAGAGGATTAAAAATCGCTCTAAATGGTCAAAAGTTAATCATTCCAGTAAACCTTCAGTTCACTGCTGAAAGACTGATGAAATCTGGTCAAAGAGTTGGTACTTCTGATAATGATATCAACGCTGTAGGTAGCATGGGAATGATTCCTCAAGGTTATGTAGTGAATAACTACTTAACTGATACAGATGCATTCTTCATTAAAACTGATGCACCTAACGGATTAAAACACTTCCAAAGAGCGCCAATTTCCACTAAAATGGAAGGCGATTTTGAAACTGGAAACGTTAGATACAAATCTAGAGAGAGATACTCATTCGGGTTCTCTGACTTCAGAGGTATCTTTGGTTCTCCGGGAGCATAATTACTCTTAACTTGTGGGGGCATTGTCCCCCACATGACAACTAGGATAACTGGTTATACTGACTGCCCTAGCAGACGCTCGTAGAGACGGTATGACTTACTTACGAGGTAAAAATGGCTAATTCAACTTTTTCGGGTCCTATTAGATCTGAAAGCACAGTTAAAACTGTTAGTAAAAATACTTCTACTGGAGCAATAACTGAAATCATCACTATGGGTGATGCACCAGTTGCTTTAGGTGATGAAGATAAAACTCTTGACGCTGCAACACACAGCGGAAGAATACTTGCAGTTCCTGCAATCGGAGGCAATAGAACTATTACTCTACCTGCACCAGTTGCTGGACAAACTTACAAGTTTATCTATGCTGGCGCAGCAGAAGAAACAGAAAATCTAATTATAGTAACACCGGGAAATGCTAATTTCTTTATCGGTGGTATTGCTCATTTAGATTCTAATGCAGATAACGTATCTGTTTATTCTGATGGAAACTCTAACTCAAGTTTAACTCTTACAGACAGTGGTTTGTTTGAAATAAACATTGTAGCTAAAGACAGCACTAATTACTACATTTGGGGCTACGCTGAAGGTGCAGACGTACCTGCATTCGCAGACCAATAAAATAATATCGTGGGGCTACGGCCCCACAGTTCTTAATTAAGGAGGGAACATGGCAGACACAGTTACAGGACCGACTATCCTACAACAAAACGATAATAGAGTTGTTATTAAAATAGTCAATCAATCAGACGGCACAGGAAGCACAACAGTTATGGGCGACGTTTCTGCATTAGCAGCTAGGTCAGATGGGACTGCTGTAGCACATTTAGGATTACTTAGAGTTTGGTATTCTTGTCAAGGCGGTGATGGGGGAGACTCTTACGCACGTTTAGATGAAGAAGATTCAGATGGAGATATTCCTATTATAGGATTAACTGGCGCAGGTTATTGGGACTTTAGAGAGTTTGGTGGTATACCAGCAGACAAGTCTAGTAACAGTAACGAAAGTGATGTTAACTTTGTTGTACCGGGTGCCGCGGATTCTGGTAATATGTACACAGTTATTGCAGAGTTTCAAAAAATCTATTAATAATGATTAGTAGGTCTTCGATGCCACAACAAATATCAAAAGCTGGAAAAAAAGCTTTAAAAAAGCATTCTAAGCAACATACAAAAAAACACATGTCTTCTATGAAGAAAGCCATGAAAAAAGGTAAAAGTTTTAAAAAGGCTCATAACAAGGCAATGGGAAAAGTAGGTAGATAATGGCAACATCCGGAACCAATACTTTTAATTTAGACGTTGATCAAGTTATTGAAGAAGCATTTGAAAGATGTGGAATTAATTCTAGATCGGGTTATGATTTAAAAAGCGCAAGACGTTCACTTAATATTATGTTAGCTGAATGGGCTAACAGAGGTATTAATCTTTGGACTGTTGAGCTTAGAACATTAACACTAACAGGTAGCACAACAAGTTACACACTCGATAGTGACTTGGTTGACATACTTGAAGCAGTTTTATTTAAAACATCAGATACTACAACAGATATCGAAGTTGATAGAATAAGTCGTGCTGAGTATTTAAATATTTCTACTAAATCTAGTGAAGGTACACCGGTACAATACTTTTTGGAAAGAGGAGCATCAACTCCTACATTGTATCTATATCCAACACCAGATGGTGCTCATACATTTAAATATTATGGGTTAACTAAAATACAGGATGCGGGTAATTACAATGATCAGTTAGAAGTTCCAACTAGATTTTTACCCTGCTTAACTTCTGGTTTAGCTTATTACACTTCTGTAAAAAAAGCACCAGAAAGAACACCTTTACTAAAACAATTATATGAAGAAGAATGGCAACGTGCTTCGGAAGAAGACAGACCACGTTCTAGTTTCTTTGCTACACCAGAGAGAGGTTATATCTAATGGCTCATGCTTCTGGTAAATATTCAAAAGCAATATCTGATCGTAGTGGTATGGAGTTTCCTTACAAAGAAATGGTAAAAGAATGGAATGGTTCTATGGTCCATAAATCTGAGTTTGAAGCTAAACATCCACAGCTTGAAAGACAGAGACACGCGGCAGATGCACAAAGTGTTAAAGATGGTAGACCAGATAGACTAGAGCCTATAACTGTTTTTGTTGGAGGAGCAGGATTTTTTGATTATAATAATTCTATGCAACCAGCAACAAATAAAAAACAACCTTTAGTTGTATCATCTATTGGTACAGTAACAGTGAGTACATCATAATGGCCGTTACATATTCAGAATTAACACAACAAATATTAGATTACACAGAAGTTAGTACAGATGTACTGACAGCTACAAGAACAAATGATTTTATTGAACATGCAGAAAATAGAATATTTAGAGATGTCGATTTAGACGTATTCAAATCTCATCAAACAGCAAATCTTATTGCAAGTAATGCTTTCTTATCACTGCCGGGTGGAACAACACCTACACCAGAATCTCTTGGTACTATTAGAACAATGCAGATATTTTCTCCTAGTGCTACAACGAGGGATTTTTTAGAACAACGTGATATTAGTTATATGAACGAATATTGGCCAGATCGAACAGCAACGGGAACGCCACGATATTGGGCATGGTGGGATCACAACACAATTTATGTTGCACCAACACC